CAGACAAAACTACAACAGTAGCATGTTTAGCATAGCTACCAGAAACGGTAACTTCAGCCATATCGCTATCAACAACGTACGTTGTAAATGCTGTAGAAGTAGCCGAAACAACTTCCTTATCCCCGTTAAACACGCTAGAGTATATGTTAATAACAGCGTTACCGCCTGCAACAACAGTACTAGCAACGTTGGCTGCTTCTAGATCATAGGATATCGTATTTGTAGTAACTTCTTTAATAGAAGGATAGATTCCGTTAAACGTAGCATCTACGCCTGTAACAGTTAGACTGTCCTCGATATTTGCTCCATGAGCTGCAGATGTAGTAATAGTTGCTACGTTATCTACAAGCTTCTTATTTGTAATGCTAACTGATGCGCCATCTACACCAGATACAGTTACGACATCACCAGTAATGAGTCCGTGCGCAGCAGACGTAGTAATTGTTCCAACAAAGTCTACAATAGACTTTTTGGTAATAGACCCTGAAGGGCTAGTTATAGAAGTAAGAGCAACGTTACCGCCTGCTACTTGAAAAGTAAAAGAAGTAGTTGACGGCACAGACGTAACCAGCCATGTACCATCTAACTGAGAATCAACGTTGTATATTCTAACAACTTGATTAGGTATAATGTTATGAGCTACATTAGTAGTTATCGTAGCAACTCCGCTTGCTACTTGCTTAGTAAGAATTCTTATCTTTGACTCAGTACCAGGAGCTATCTCGTCATTGGCAAAAGAAATATCTCCAAAATCTGTAAGAACGTTATCAAGAAGCTGCCTAACAAAGTCGTACGTATCTACACGAGAATAGACTGTTACATCTTTATACGTCCCGTTTGGTATAGTTGTGCCAGTGACAGTAAAAGTTTCGTTTGTTGGAGAAGTAGCAATAGTATAGTAAGCGTTATAAGCGTACATGTTAGTAGTCGGGAAAACTATCTTAACTGATGAACCTATTGGAAAATCATATGTTAGATTTAGTAAAGTACCAGTCACTGTGCCGCCAGAGACGACAAGATCCGCGCCTATATCGTGCGACCAAGTCTTCCATATGTTTCTATGGTGAAAATAGCTCGTGAACTCAGATGCGCTAACGCTCAACTCACGTTCAACAACATTATATGAACGATTCCATATAATACCGCCCCATACGCACTCTTGGTCTCTTATAATGTACAACGCAGTTTTACCTGGCATAGTACTATCGTAAAGATCCATAGAAGCAGTATCAGGTATAACGTTAATATTCCCACTAAATGATCCCGCTGCTTTTATCGAACGTTCAAAAGAAACACCGCGAAAAGGTATCTCAGCTAAAACAGTATTAGACAATAAATCAGTAGTAAAATACCTATATACAGGAGCAGTCGTATCACTTAAAGCCATTAAATGTATTCCTCGCTAAGTAGATTCGTCTTTACGATCATTATCATTATACGCCTATCCAAGCCAAGCTGAACGATAATACACTGACAATGACGCGGTACTGTTTGCTGCACCTTCATCATAGAAGCTAAACACGTTATCTCCAGGAGTAAGAAGCGTCCACTCTGCTAGAACATCGATAAGACTTCTCTTACCAACAGTATCACCATTGAACGCAACTTCGTGATCCCTAGTATCTATTTCAAGAATGTCTGGGCCAAAAGTTATAGTACCACTCGCTGCAGCAGAAGGAACGTTAGCGCTAGTAGAAGAAAATGTAAAAGTAGTCGTTGTAGGAGTCGAAAGAATAACACGAGTACCATTAAACACAGCAGACCCCATAGCTGACACAACGATCGAATCACCCTCCTGTAGCCCGTGCGCTACTGTCGTAGTTAGAGTAACAACATTACTAGTTAAAACTTTATTAGACACTGTACGAGTTATATTAGTTCTTAAAGTAGAAATAATCGTGATAAGCTCATCAGTTGTTTCGTTAAGAATGTACGCAGGCCCAACTATAGGACCAGTTACTTCAAGAATAACTGGAGCATAACCATTACCAGTATTAGTTACAGTGCCTCTACCAGTCGCAGCAGTTCCTGCATTCTGGGCTGGTATTAGCACTGAACGATAACCTAGCTCATGGTTCTCGTACCATTCATACTTTAAAGGGTCAGACGCACGTAAACCAATAGAGAACTCAGTCCTGCCTCTAGCGTTCACTGTTGAAATCTCAGGACGCCCGCTAAGACGCACGTACGACGCTTTGGTAGGGCTCTCGTTAGTGCGCAACCAGTTACCAACGTACACTAAATCCGTTTCCCTAATAAGCCTGTCTCGCGCAGCTGGAACATACGAAGGATCAGGCACTAGAAAAACACCATTAAGAGTTATTTGACGCGCTTGATACCTTCCGCGAACATCATACGAGCCATCACCGTACCCTCTAGGTATATCGCGTACTTCTGGCTCTGGATGATTCCACCAACCTTCTATTCCAGTGCACACCCAGATAACACCATTTTCATCAATGGTGTTAAGAATAAGTCCACCGATAGAGACGTCAGCGTTGAGCTGCATCCCTGTAATCTTAGGAATAGGTAGCGGAGTAAGACCCTTATTTACGTACGTATTTTCATAAGCCTGCGTTACATCATCGAAGTACTCGCCGACATAGGACGCAGCCTCAACCATAAAGGCATCTGCGTAGAATTTCTTACCTACTGTACCAGCCAACGGTTGAACAACTGAGATTGATGCTCCAAGAGCTGATGAAGGCGCAGTCATTACGCGCATTAGTCTTATCCAGTCGTCACCTGGAACACTCTCTAAACCTATCGTAGACGTTGTAGAGATAAGGCTACCACCTGTCAACGCAGTGTACCAGCCAACGTTAATTTGGAAGGTGCCGGTCTCTTCTCCCGAAGGGACTTTTACATATCCAGCAACCGCGTACGAGGTAGCGGCGGTTACAGCAACACGAGATGCAATTTCTGCACCTGAGTTTACAGCCGCAGCCTTAGTAATCTGCAAGCAGGAGGATCCAAAGAACGCATCGGTAGTAATACGCGCAATAGTGGAAGACCCTGTAGCAGACCAGCCCGTCGTATTTGTCTTAAACGAAGGGTTGACGATTAAGTTATTTCTCGCCATGTTATGCTCCTCCGCGACGAAGTTGGAATGCTATTTGACGAGACACAATTGACGCGAGCTCTGTTTCATTCATACCTGGAGAAGGATAAATATTAAATGTGTTTCCGCCAGACCCGCCAGCGAGAAGTTGAATCATTGCCTTATCACGTTTTGATAGCCCGTCAGGGTCAAGAGGCTCGACACGCTCAGAGCGACCAGCCTCACCAATCATTGCAAGTGTTCCACCAGGAGAAGATGGAACGATTCCACCCTTAGCAAACTTAACCGGAAGAATTTCTTTTATCTCTTTAATATCATCACCAATTTTTACAGCGTTTGCCGCCTTGATGAGAAGGTTAATTCCTTTAATAATTAAGTTAACGCCGCGAATAACAAAGTTAACAACAGTCTCTAACCCGTTCTTTAGACCGTCCCACATTCCAGCCGCTGCTTTTACTATCTTATCTTTTATGCCAGTAACAAAAGTAATAATAGTATTAAATATATTTTTTGCGCCTGTATACGCGTCAGAGAGCTTACTTGTAAACCAGCTCCACACGTTTCCAGCTGCTGTTGCAATACTTTTACCAATACCCGTAAAGAACGGGACTACAGTTCCGTTCCAGTAGCCTGTAACAACGCCCCATGCCTTTGAAACTCCGCCAGACAACCAGTTCCAGGCTGCTATAACATAACCAGCTATAGTAACAGCAATACCAGTAAAGAATGGAACTATTGCAGTATTCCAGTAGCCAGTGACAGCATTCCAAGCATTTGAAATTCCACTAGACAGCCAATCCCAAACAGCGACAGCCGCGTCAGCAATAGCAGTACCAATACCGGTAAAGAATGGAACGATAGTTCCGTTCCAGAAACCAGTAACAGCGTTCCAAGCATTAGAAATACCATCAGAAAACCAATTCCATGCGGCAGAAGCGTATTTTGCTATAGCAGCACCAATACCTGTAAAGAATGGAACTATTGTAGTATTCCAGTAGCCAGTGACAGCGTTCCAAGCATTTGATATACCGTCACTTAACCAGTTCCAAATCTTTTCCCCAAGGCCGATGATTGTTTCAATTGCAGCTTTGATAATAGCGTAATTAGTATCCCATAGCGTAACAACAAAATTCCATGCTGCTTCAAGAGGACCAGACAACCAGCCCCAAATAGTTTCTCCAACTTTTACTATACCAGCTATGTACAGCTTTATACCGGTCTTAATAAGCTTCCAGACAAGCTTTATAGCGTTCCATGCAGTAGAAAGACCCTTACTTAACCATCCCCAAATAGTTGAACCAATCTTAGTAATAATCGCAATGTACACTTTGATACCCGTGACAATGAGCTTCCAGATAATCTTTATTGCGTTCCATGCAGTGCTAAGCGCACCTCCAATAAAACCCCACACCTTAGCAAAAACGTCCTTAAGAAAGTTGTATACCTTGAGTGCCGCGTCTTTAATAGCATTCCACATTTTCATAACAAAATCATGAAACTTCTTATTCTTCTTAAAAAGAAGAACAAATATTGCAACAAGAGCAACTATAGCAGTTACTAGTAGACCAACAGGGTTAGTTACAAATAAGGTTCTCATAATAAAAATAAGAGATCTACCGTACTTCTGAAGCGTCAAAAATACTTTAACTATTTTTCTAATGCTACCAACAAGTGTTCTAGCGCCTATTCCTGTAGCTAGGAATATTGTCCCAACTGCTAGAAAGAAACCGTGAAGCTTACTAGTAAATCCAATAATTTTTTTCACGTCTGGGTCTCGGAGAATCTTAAGCAGTATTTTTGCAGCAGAGTTTAACGTGTCAAAAAATACGTTAACGCCACCAGTCTCTGAAAGCACTGCGACAATATCAGCCACAGTAACAAGAAGATTGGCAAACGCTGGTCCACCTTTATTAAGATTAGTAAGAATCTGGCCAAACGCTGGAGCAGCAGTGCCTATTGTCTCCCAGAATTTTTTAGTATTAGGGTCGCCACCAAGTTTTATAAACTCTTTAGTAAACGCACCCACAGCTGTAAGAATAGCTTTAGTATTTTCTGCTACGTCAGCAAAGAATGTTTTAGTTTTTTGAGCGTTGGCTCCACCAGTAGCTTCTTTCCAGCCAGCAGTAATATCTTTTAAGTAATCAAGAAGAATTTGACCACCGCTACCTGGACCAGTGTTGGCTTTAATAATGTTACCTATTGTGCCAAAAGTATTAGAAAATATCTTTCCAATTTCCGCAGCAATGTCTCCTGCAGTGTTGAAGAAATCTGTCAAAGAACCATCAGCTTCTTTAGTGCTAAGCATTGCTGCAAACTTACCTGTTTTTGCTTCAATAAAGTCAAAGAATTTTCTAGTTATAGGATCTGCTGCGACAAGAATAGATAGCGCGCTGTCCCATACGTTACCAACAGTACCACCAAGAGAATCAATAACAGCTGCCGACGTTTTGAAGACTTGCTTTAACTTAACAAGATTCTCTGCCTTTGTTATAGAATCAGCGATCTTCTTTGACGCAGTACCAAGTGCTGTTCCTACAGTGTTAAGGCCTTCCTTAAATGTAGGGAAAGCTTTTGTAACAATACTTTGTATAGACGTTTGTAGAGTAGGTAGAAAACCACTAGCTGCAGCTTCTTTTAACTCATCTAATTTTGGCTTAATACCAGCTAAGAATACTGCAAATGTTTTCTGTGACTCAGTAAGACCAGCAAGAGGGTCTGCAACTGTTGCTCCAGGAGTCTTAGAGCTGTTAACCTTAGCCTCTGCTGCTAGAGAAGCTGCTTGCGCCTTAGCTCTTTCATCTCCAACATCAAGAAGTGCTTGCTCTGCACTATTCTTTTTATCCAAGGCAGCAATGTAAACCTGTGTACCAGCGACACCTTCTTTAGAAAGCCTGTCTTGTTCTTTTCTAAGATCGCTATTACGATCCTTAGCTTGACGCAAATTCAGATCAGCTTCTTGATAAGCAAGCATAGCTTCGCGACGTGCCCTGGAGTTAGGTGGAAGATCCTGGACACGAGCTAAAGCTTCTTTAGCTTTCTCTAGCTCAATAGCAGCTTTCTTTTCACCAATAGCGGCGTCTTCAACATCAAAGTTAAGTTGTTCTATCTCTTCTTGTGCTTGTTCTATCGCTTTGTTGTACTCTTCTTGAGCTTTTGTTAGCTCTTTCTTTAGCCCTAATTCTTTTTTATCTAGATCGGCTTTCTTTCTTTGCAAATCTTGTGTTATTTTTAGAAGCTGTTGCGCCTTAGTGTTAGCAGCAACGTTTGAGGCTTGGCTTTTTTTATTAAGAGCAGATACTGCTGCTCCTACGCCACCAAGAGCAAGTTTAGCTGTGATACCGCCAATAGCAACAGCGGCAAAGCCGCCACCAAGCGCTGCAAGCGCTGGGGCGGCTGAGCCAACCGCTCCGACAAGTGAAACAAGACCACCTACAAGAGAACTAAGACTACTTACAAGTACTCCTATAGAAGTTCCTACAACGTATCCTGCCCTTGTTAAATCATTAAACCTTGCTAAAGTCTTATCAGACATTTTACCAAGATCAGCAAAGCTTTTTTTCTGTTGTGGAGTAAAAAGATCGCGCAATGAGCCACGGCTTTTGTTAAAGCTACTAGAAAAGCTCTTACCAGCCATGGATCCAGCTCTTGACTGATTACCAAGCTCGTTAATACTTCTCTGCGCACCTGCCGTTAACGCTCTTACAACAACAAACGCTTCACCTACTACTGCCACAATGTCACCGCCTATCTACTTCTAGTGTCCTGCAGGAGCATCTAATACTCCATGAAAAGGATTAACTGCCGCTGGATTAAACTGAGTAGGAGGAACGTAACCCTTTGTCGGTTTTTTCAACGGATCGAATGGAACTACTTCTGTATCGCTAGACTCTTCTTCAATGTTGTAGTTTTGGTGCCCTTCAGCATCGTAAGAAGACCCATTGTTTATGCCGTACTTATACTTAACATCGTATAAGTCTCTGTAAACAGCTTCGCGTACTTTTGAACGAGCCTCAGTCTGCTCCGATGAGCTAGTAGCTAAGTCGTCCTCGAAGAAATAGTGAAGAACGTCTAACATGTCGGAGGCCGGCATGCTTGCAAGTTGTAGTCCATTCACTATTGCTCTTCCATTCAAATATGGCCAGAGGTCAATCCCCCACTCTAGGAGACTTCTGGCCCCTGTGTAGGGCGGTCTGTGTATTCCTCAACTAGCCAACTAGTGATATTGGCAAGAGTGTCCATAGAGACAATCTTTTCTTTATCAGTAAGAAGAGCTTGAAAACGCTCGTGACTTTCGTCTGCAAGAACGTTCATGAAGAACTTTTCAACAATAGCTGCGTTTTTAACTGGATCTTCCGTGCTAGAGTCTGCGACAAGATCAAGAAGAAGCTTTCCTTGTATAGCCGTCACGCAGATAAACTCTTCGTCATAGAGCTTAAATGAAAGCGGCTGCTTCTCCCCAGCATCGCCAGATCCAAAGTCTCTGAATCTAGTAGTCATTATTTCTTCCTCCGTAGTGTGTTACTGTCATTACTAAGACCCTGTGTCTTAGTATTTATTCTATACTACGTCTCAGAATATGAGACGAAGATTATCTGTTAGATATTTATTTGGTCTTGTTCCAGGGTGCATGACCTGTCTTGCGTATACTACACGAGAACCAGAAGTAAAACGCAAAACTTGACTAGACTTGGGTGTAATAAGATGCGGTTTAGTGCCCTCGTGGTGCGCTTTAGCGTAGTTTAGGGCAGACCCAATGCGAAGCTCTTGGTGTCTGACACTTCTCGTGTGCCTCATGTGTATAGAGGCTCTTAAAGCTCCAGTGCTAACTCCAACTTGAGCTTTTGCTGCTCTTTCTACTTGTCTACCTCGTCCAGCTAGCCATCTTCCAACTTCACCATTTGGATCGTTTAGAAAATTATCAATAACTATTTTATTAGGTACGAAATAGTACTCAGCCATTATGGAACCGACATCGTTACTTGCATAGTAGTAGTTACAAATCCACCTTCAAAGTCTGAAACTTCAGCGGTAGCTATAACTCCTAACCCAAATTCGCCTGGCTCCCACTGATCAAGATGCTTAATGAGCAACATGAACACCCAAGCGTCTACTGCCGCGATTTCTGAGCCTGCTTGTATTCTGTCTCCTGTAGGCGCTTTGCCATTCGCTCCAACCACTGGTATTTCTCTTGATAAAGATATTTTTAGAACAGCGCTTCTTGGGACTGAACATCTCTGAGGTTGACTAGCCTGATCGCCAGGTAGACCAAGGTAGACTTGAGTAAACGACACGACCAGCTGTTCACAGTCAATAGCGGCGTTACCCATAGTCCAAAATTGGCGACTAGGGAGAGGAACGTTATACTCTTCAAAAAAGCTAACAGTCTTATCAAGAACTCCGTCAAGAAGATTTTTTAAGCTTAACGCATCTGGGTCTACAGTTGATACGTCAATAATATTCACGATAGGCTCCAATTTCTAGGCATATAACTACCCTGGACAGCCAAAGAAAGTGTCTTAGAAGTCAACTGAGCGGCCTCTGTATTCGTCATTCTGTACACATCCTATCGTAAACTAGCTTCCAAGGTTATACGTAGCTACTGGAGACCTTCCAAGTTGTAAACTTAGATTGCCAGAGCCAATATACACGGTTTCTGTACTTGAAGGGTCTCCAACCGCTGGTCGACTTGCGTATAAGTCCCATGTCCCTGGATCAAGAAAACCAACATACGCGTAAGCGGCGTCGTACGTAACGCTAAGCGTGAGTGTGTCGTGCGTTTCATTAGTAACTGTGGCAGTTCCAGTGTCTGCTCCGTACACGACGTTACTAGCTACTTTGTAGTAACTAAATTTTGTTGTGCTATCAACTTCTGTTATATAATAAGAACCATTAAATGTAGAGTTTATACCAGTGATAGTTACTAGATCGTCTACAACAAAACCATGAGCAACAGACGTAGTAATAGTGACGATGTTATCTGTCAACTCTTTATGTGTAACAGACCTGACCAAGTCTGCTGTAATAGAGTTAATTGAAACTGCGCCAGAACCAATTACTTTAGTATTTGTTCCATCATAATTAGAAATTTGTAACGATGGTACCCACGCTGGATTTGAGACTAAGAAGCCAGCTCCAAGATAATCTATGTTTACGTCGCGTGTTCCACCCTCGCTACCAGTTATTACCATGTCAAGATTTGAGTTACTGTTAAGCTTTAAAGGTTTAGCTATAAGACGACGGGCACGAGAAATATCAGGAGAGAATACTCTAGCTTTTGCACGAGCCTTATCCGGATTAGTAGACTTTAAGAAAAGATCAACAATATACAAACCAGTACGCATATCATCAATGAAATCTTGATTATCAAGAATAGTGTAAGAAACACCTTGTCGAGATATTGATGTTACGCGAGAAGGTAGATCACAATCATCGCCATTCCAAAGTTTAACAAACTCTGTAGCAAGAACGCGCGCAGCAGCCTTACCAGACGCTGGCGGAGGAGAACCATAACTATAGGTTACTTCAATATTACAAGGAGACCATGCAAAACCTGCTCTAGCTTGCAAAGTAGAATGATCTACAAGATAATAGTGAGAAGGCGCAACAATACTGCCACTTCTGTTTCTCACAGAGTGAATCGCAACAACTGGTGTACCACGGAGACGTAGACGAGTAGAAGGCGACATACCGTCTGTCGTAAGTTCAGCATAATCGTCAAACTCGTCAAACGGAATGTTATACATTTCTCCGCCGACAAGCTCTGGTGAGTAATTACGAGTAGACCCACCAAGACGATACGCTCTAGAAGCACATATGTAACGCTCAGTAACTGTAACAACTCCGCCATACTTGCGACCAGAGAGCGCCCATAGAATCTGAGAAGCTACCTTTACCGCGTCATAGGCATATTCATTGTCGGCATATGAGTCAAGTTCTTCTGTGTTTACCCATAGATTCGACATTCTACTTATCCTTGTCTATACTCGTCGTTAAAAACTACTCTAATAAACGAGCGGCATGCCTGTGTATACATTTACACGTTGGCATGCCGCTCGTTATCTAGTAAGTTACGCCTGTGGATCGTCTACAGACGCGATAATAAAGTCTGTAGCAACGTCAGCGTTGTAATCTGCGTTACCAGGTACGTTGTACACGGTAGTAGATCCTTGAGAAGTGAAGTCAGTAACTTGAACGCTACCAGCAAGAACAACAGCAGACCCTGTATCAGCACCAGAAGTGATAGTACCACTTGTAGTAGTTGTATATGTGAAGGTTGTTGTTGTTGGAACTGCGGTAATTGTGTAAGTTCCATGAAGTGGAGCATTACCGTTTGTGCCAGCAATTGTCACAGATTCACCGACGCTAAAACCGTGCGCAGTAGAAGTAGTGATTGTGGCAGTAGTATTAGTTCGGTAAGTGTTTGATATAACCTTGGAGATATCTCCATGCCATTTGTAGAAGCCCTTGCGGCCTGTTGGAGCCCAGCTAGCACGCGCGTAAGAGTACGGGCGCTCTGTAGCTGTTGGGAATTCCCATCGCTCATCAAGACCAGTACTGAACTCATCATTACCAAGACCATAACCTTCGAATGTTGTAGCAAGCATACCGTTTTCAATTACGCGATCGCCTGAAAGACGAAGCTTTGCATATGGGAACACCCAGTGGAAGTAAGGAAGAGTTGCTGCCTTCTTTCCTTCAATAACTGCGTTCGACCATGTCTCAATAGCAACACCGTAACCAGCTGGGTCATCGCCAACTCCTGAAGAAGACCAACCGATTGACTTACGATCTGGTGAAGCATAAGTTCCAAGGTTCTTGCGAAGCAATAAACCACCGGAGATGAGCTGAGTAAGCTCTGGGTCTGGCTCACAAATAGCCAATTCCATAGTAATGCGCTTTAGAGTGTCAGGAGACTTGTATGTAACACATACAATTCCACTAGCGCTCTTCTCTGTAATTTCATCGCCTTCTTCGTATTCTGGTGTGAATGAAAGACGCATGAAGCCAGATGTGGTGTAACTGTCGCCGGATCCATTTAGGAGTGTTCCCGACGCGTCAAGACGAGTAACTCGAATTGACACGCCCTGAATGCTGGCGGCGTATTCTTGAGTTGCCATTGTTTTTATTCTCCTTATATTAGAAGCGACTACTTAAGTGCTTTTATGTTTTCTATTCTATGCCGTTAGATCGATCTTGATTCCGAGATGTATTGAAGGATCAAAGTAAGCTACGGCTGAACGAGTTGCTTTGATCTTCATGTCGTTTGCGTTGCCAGATACGTCGTAACCTTGAGCTAGATTGTCGTTTACTACTTCTGACTTGCCTAAGTGCGCGAACACCTTGCCAGTAGCGTAGATCCATTTTGTGTCGTCATTGCCTTGCATCTGAGCGTTAGCCACTCCTGTAGGGGCTGTTGCCGAGATGTTACCGGTAGTCTTTGCAAAGGTGAATGTTGTCGAGTTAGTTACTGTTACGGTGTATGTGCCGGAGAAGCTTGTAGCTCCAACCAATGCCACGATCTGAACTGACTCCCCTGTTGCAAAATAGTGAGCAGTAGAAGTTACAACAGTAGCAACGTTACTTGATACAGCAATTGTTGCTATTGCAGCATGAGGACTATCTCCCGTATATCCTGAGCCAATAATGACCTGAGCCCCAGATGCAGTTTGCATGTGTTGCTTATCTTTATTGTCCATA